ATTTCCAACGGGCTTACCTCAATCAGTGGGTTGAGGATCAGGAGGAGGCGATCCTGAACCTGTCGGCCTGGGACTCGTGCTTTACGCTGCGAGAACAAGACCAGTTGAGCTTTGAGGATCCGCCCGTGTTGTGTGTCGGCGTCGATGTGAACCCTGAACGGAGCTGGGCGTCGATCTCGGGTGCCGGTCAGGCGCTGGTCGGTGATGTCCCGTTTGTGGAGCTGATCGACCGTCGAGAGGGCACGGGCTGGCTGACGGATCGGCTGGTTGAGATCCGAGACCGTTATCACCCGATCGCCATTGTGGTCGACGGCAAATCGCCGGCAGCGTCGTTGATCGACGAGTGGGAACGGGCGGGGCTCGATCTCCAGGTCATCGACAGCACCTTCCAGGTTCGAGCCTGTGGTAACATGAAGGATCGGGTCACCCTGATGCGGTTTGCCCATCGTTCGCAGACCGAGCTAAACGATGCGGTGAAGAACGCTGGGACCCGACCGTTGGCCGACGCCTGGGCATGGAACCGTAAGACGAGCAAGGTCGACATCAGCCCGTTGGTGGCCTCGACGCTGGCGCTCGAAGCATGGATGCAGAATTCCGATAGCGGATCGAGTGGGGTCTACTGATGCGTGGTCTGATCACCACCCTGATGGAGCTGCTGGGCGTGTGCCTCGTGGCTGTCGGTCTCGTAGGCTATGATTGGAGGATCTCAGCGATCGTCGCAGGAGTCGGGCTAATCGTCATGTCGAAGATCAACTCGTGAGCGTGCTTAAGCGCCTGGGTGGCGTCGAGAAGCGTGCTGTTACCCTCGAATCGATCCTGGGGACCACTGAGACCAACTGGAACGTTACCAACTGGTCCGGGATCCCCGTCACTCCCAGGACGGCCCTGGCTCATCCGGCCGTCTACCGCTGCCGTCAGCTCATTTGTGGTAAGCTGTCCGGCTTTCCCTGGGTGGCTTCCCGGACGCTCCGGAACGGCTCGATCGAGATCCTGGACCCGCAGCCGCCTGTCCTGGTCCGCCCGTCCGGCGTCGTCAATTGGAAGACCTGGCGCTGGCAGGCCGTCGAATCGTTGGTCTTCGACGGTAACGCCGTGGGCCGGATCGTCAAGCGGGACCCCGACAACCTCAGGATCCCGACACAGATCGAGCTTTACCCGATGCACTGCGTCCAGGTACGTCAGGACGCCGAAGGCCGTTGGCGCTGGAAGCTCGACGGCGAGGAGGTCTCGACCGACGAGATCTGGCATGTCGCCATGGACCCACCCGCTGGGCACATCCTGGGACGCTCTCTGCTCGAAGTCGCAGCCAATGCCGTCGGGATCGGGATCGCTAGCCAGCGCTACTCGGCCAACTTCTACGCAGACGGCGGTCACCCGTCGATGATCCTGCGCAACACGAAAAAGGCGATGGCGCCTGGCGATTCGAAAGAGGTCAAGGAGCGGGTGATGGCGGTGTTGCAAGCCCGTCGTGAGCCTCTCGTGTTGGGTTCCGACTGGGAGGCGAAGGAGTGGCAGGCTTCGCCGGCCGACGCCCAGCTGATCCAGGTCTGGGCCCGCAACAGCACCGACGTCGCCAACTACTTCGGTGTGCCGCCCGAGTACGTCGCCGGTGCCACCTCCAGCTCGATGACTTATACCAACCTGGGCGCTCGTCGCCAGGACCTCGTGGCACTCTGTTTCGAGATTTGGGGTGATCCGATCGAGGCTGGCCTGACAGAGAGCCTGCAGCGGACCGTCTCGGTCGACATTGATTATCGAGCGTTCATCGCTGGCGACCTGGCGACGATGTCGATCATTGACGAGCGGGACATCAAGAACGGCATCAAGACACCAGATGAGGTCCGCAAGTCTCGGGGCATGGCTCCGTTGCCTGGCGGGCAGGGCTCGAAGGTGAAGACCACGCCAGCCCCAGCACCGAAACCAGCTCAGCCCGAGCCGGCTCCCACAACGGAGGATTGATGGAACTTGCAATGGCTCTGCCGGCTGACGTCGTGCGTCGCCTCGCCAACGACGACTTCGAGGTGGGCGTCCGCTCCATCCCCGGGTTCTCCGTCTCCAAGCGGGGAGCCCTGCTGGAAGCTCGGAGCACCATAGGCCGGATCGAGATCCGGGCGGCCAAGGACGAGGAAGGGAACGACGTTTTCGGGCTCGAAGGCTACGCCGCCCTGTGGGACGTCGAATATGACGTCCTGGGCGGTCCGCCGATCGGCTGGACCGAGGTCGTGCGTCGCCAGGCCGTAACCTCCGTGATGGCCTCCGACCCCGATATCCGTTTTCTCATCGATCACGCTGGGGTCCCGCTGGCTCGGACCAAGAGCGGCACGTTGAAGGCTGGAGCTGATGACGTCGGTTTCCACTCTGACGTCGACGAACTGGATATGGCCAACCCCGACGCCCAGCGGGTCCGGTCCGCCGTGGAGCGTGGCGACATCGACCAAATGAGCTGGGCGTTTCGGGTCTCCGCTGACGGCCAGACCTGGAACGAGGACTACACCTACCGGGAGATCGTCGGCGTGAGCCGGATCTACGATCACTCCCTGGTCACGTTCCCGGCGAACGCCGCCACGGCGATGGGTCGCAAGCAGAAGCGTTCCGACACGGCTGAGCGGAGCAACCTGGGGCTGCTCCGCTTGCGTGCCGAACTCGATCTCGTCTGATCAGTGGCCTTCGCAGGCCAGATACTCGGCCTCGGCCAGAGCGTCGACGGCTGCGCTCTGCTCTTGGTTGAGGGTCTCGGGGACTCCTCGGGGGAACAGCTGTTCGGCGGCATTCTGGCTGTGGGCTGCGTGATCTGGGCACTGCGGGTTCATGGATAAATTAAACCACGACTGAGGTAGGTTTGTCAATGTATTTCAGCATAGGAACGTTGATAGTCGTTGTGATCGTCCTGCTGGTGATCGGCCTGGTGATGCTCGCACGGCGTCGCCGTGTGTGATAGGCTAATCTCCGTTCGGCTTGTGAGTAGCGGCGCCTGTGACTGCGGTCGGCTTAAGCGTCTCCCCTGGACATCGAGTCACTACTCACGAGAGGACAGGCTATGAACCTGTTGGATGAAGTCCGCAAGCGGATCAAGGATCTCCAGGACCAGCGAGCTGCGCTGGACACGGAGCGGGACGAGCGCCAGGCCGAGCGCATCCAGCTCGTCGCCGCAGCTGAGCAGCGAGGCGCTGCTGACCTGAGCGACGATGAGCGCTCGAAGTTCAACGACGCTGGCAAGCGTCTGGCCGACATCAAGGGCGAACTCGCCGCCCTGGAGGAGCGGCTCGCCGCCGAGCAAGTGACCTACCTGGAGCTGCAGGAGACGGAGGACGCTCGTCGAGCGGCTGCGGCCAAGGGACCCAAGGGTGGCGGCGACGACCCCAACGTGCGGGTCGGCAAGGAGGCTCGGGTCTACGAAGGGCAGGCCGGTCTCTACGTCCGAGATCTTCTCCGCACCACCCGGGATTTCGGTCTGCAGGGTTCCGATGAGGCGATGCAGCGGCTCAACCGGCACGCCCAGGAACTCGACGTGGAGGCCCGAGCCATCGGCCGGACGACCGACACGGAGTGGGGTTTCTTCGTTCCGCCGCTGTATGAGATCAGCGACTACGCCGACATCCTGCGAGCAGGGCGTCCATTCGCCGATCTGCTCAGCCCCCGACCGCTGCCCAGCGGCGTGGACCAGGTCAAGATCCCCAGGCTGACCACCGGTACCAAGGTGCGGGTCCAGGCCGGTGACAAGGCAGCCGTGACCACCCAGGACATCGTCTCCGCCGAGACGACTGCTGAACTGGTGACCGTCGCTGGCTACATCGACGTCGCTGTGCAGGCCATCGACCAGTCCCCCGTGGACACGCAGTCGATCCTGTTCGAGGACCTCCAGGCCGACTACGTCACCCAGCTCGACACCCTGCTTTGGTCGGGTGCGGGTCCCGCCTCCAATCAGCCGCTCGGGGCGCTTACCCTGACCGGCACGGCGGTCGTGACCTACACCGATGCCACGCCGACTGCTGCGGAGCTGTACCGCAAGATCGGTGAGGCCGTCGCCACCGTCAACGCCAACCGCAAGCTGCCCCCGAACGTCATCATCATGACGCCGGCCCGCTGGTACTGGTTCGCCAGCTCCGTCGACTCCTCTGGTCGTCCGTTGACGGGATTCGACAACAGCTTCCCGCAGAACGTCCCGGCGTTCATGTCGAACATCGCCCCCGAGGCGAGGGTCGGCACGATGTTCGGCCTGCCTGTCATCATCGATCCGAACATGCCGACCAACCTCGGCGCTGGCACCAACCAGGACACGGTTGTCGTGACTCGCATCACGGACTCCCGGTTCTGGGAGGGTACTCCTCGCATGGCGGCCCGCCCTGTGGCCGACGCAGCGTCCGAGAACCTGCTCGTGCGGTTCGTCTACTACCGCTACGTGATCTTCCTCCCGGGTCGGTATCCGACCTCTTGGGTGAAGATCGACGGGACCGGGCTCACCACGCCTGCGTTCACCTGAGATCCCCCCGGGTGGCGGGCTCCCTCGCTGGTCTCGTCACCTGGGGACCAACCGCAACAGAGACCTGGGCTGAGCGAGTCCCAGAGTAGAGTGGATATGGCTCTACCTCGATAAACTGCTCACCAGAATGAATCCCCTAGGAGTAACCGTGGCAAGTGCTCAGAGCGGAGGCCGTCCCCAAGGGGCGGTCTTCGCCTTTCCCAACGATAAGGTGACGCTCGGCTACATCAGTCGAGGTGCGCCCGAGATCCAGTTCGTCGATTCGATGCTCGGCATGTATGAGTACGACCGCTACCTCGGCCCGGGCCGCTTCTTCGAACACCAGTGGCGGATCGGCCTCCGAGGCCATGTGAATGTGAGTCGTGGCCGCTGCAAGATGGTGCGCCAGTTCCTCGAAGGCAAAGGCCAGTGGCTGCTGATGGTCGACGACGACATGGCCTGGGAGATGGATGCCCACGAGCAGCTCTTGCAGGCAGTGTCTGCCGTCTCGGCGGCCTCCGACGGGGCTCTTGAACCGTGGCAGGTAGTGATGGGCGGTCTGACTTTCGGCTGGCTCCCGGAGGGCACGGGGATAGCCCCCGTGATGTTCGGGCGCAAAGAGAATGGCATGTTCGTCCGGATGGACGAGCAGATTGGCAAGGGGATCCGCCAGGTCGCCGGCACGGGGGCCGCTTTCCTGCTCGTCCACAGGCGGGTGTTCGAGGAGATCGAGGCCCGGATGCTGGAGATCGGGGCGGCCACCCAGGCACCCTGGTTCAGGGAGCACGAGCAACCGATCATGGATGAGTGGGACGAGGACGGCAACCCGACCCACGCCACGACCTACTGGGTCAGCGAAGATCTGTGGTTCTGCGACATGGCGACTCATGTGGGCTGCAAGATCTTTGTTGCCCAGGCCGTCGAGGTCGGTCACAAGAAGCACGTGATGCTCACTCGCCAGCTCCACGAGGGTGGTGAGCTGAGTATCGCTTAAGCTCGTCCGGGGGGCGGGTGCACG